CAATGGTTGCATTTGGCGTATATGAATAACACCCATTGAACCAACATCAGCATTTGGAATATTACCAGAATTTTTATTCAATAAAAATGGTAAAATCATTTCACCTCCTTTAGAACATGTTGGATTCAATAAAATATGCATCCTTTGCGATGCAGCAATTATATTCGCAGATTTGGTCGTATCCCAATCAGTAACATTGTCCACTGCATAAAGTGGATGATAATCTGCCATTAAACGACCATAAAAAAATGGATTTCCATTGATCAAAAATTTAACGTTCAATTTGCTATGTAACAAATAAAAATTATTCATTCGATTACTCACCCTCTTATTTTGTAAAAATAACAACCAAGGATTAAAAGTATCAGAATAATCTGTGCCGGATTGCCACGTAAATTCATATATGACCACTGGTCTCTCCAAAAATTCTCCCAAATTACACATCTCAGTATGACCAAGATTAAAAGTCTCATCTGGATAATGCTCTATCGTATTAATAATTTGAGCATCACCATCATGAAACTCTACAGTCTCAGCCTGAGAATCTCCCATAACACTTGTAAATTTATTTATTTTTGTATTAGCAATGCAATTATCCAAGCCATCAAGTCGCATTAAACATGATAGCGCTTTAAGATTTGAACTAAGCCCTAAAAAGGGCATACACATGAGAGTGCTATTATTAATGACATGACAAAGCCTATCCATTGAACGAATCTCGGCATTCAATAAATGGTCATCCAGAGTCATATCATCACAATCAAATGATTGTGGGGCGAGTTTCAAGTCATCCCGGGACATTTCTGTTTCAACAGAAGATTCTTTAATTAAATGCGGATGATAACTTCTAAGAAACCACTCTTCATAAAATTGATAAGTGGGAACTTTGCCATCCTCAAACATACCTTTTAATTCATAATGATCATTTAAGACCATATTCAATCTTTGTTCCATATATTGATATTTATCCAAACCATGGAAAAATACTTCACGCAGCACATTATCAATGGCAGCTTTAGATTGTTCCGTTAAAGTTAAGAAATCACTTTTTAAATGTGATTGCAAAATTTTAAATAATGTGTTCATTTCTAAAGGGGCTAAATAGCACTCATAATTATCCGACCATATTGATGATCGCTTAAGAAAATTGCACTGTAGATTATTTATAAAAGGAACACTCTCTTGATCTTTTTCTGCCATAGTGTAAACTATACCATATTTCTCTAAAGAATTGGCAATGGCAGTGTGATTATACCAATCATACCCACGTTTAACAGACATCTTATTATCATCACCATAACAAATCACTGAAACAACATCCCTAAAATAGGGAACATCTTCCTTTGTATTGGAAATTTCATAATAAGCATATCTCAAATATAAGGAATTAACTATATTATTCAAAAAAACAGTTAGGGAATGTCCCGAAGGATTACTTCCACTAACCTCCACAAAATCTCCATTAAATTCATAAGTAGGGAAACATAATTCAGTTGCCAATCCTTGCATTATGGTGATTTCTCGTGAACTATAACCTGCTTTAATTGCTATATCTATTAAAAACTTCATCCCAGCTAATGTCATTCTACTTGACATTGTTCCATCATAAAGTTTATAATCTCCAGCAATTACACGATCTTCTCCATA